GTCGGTGTGGCGTACCAACAAACCTTTGAACAATGACTCATCTTGAAGAGCCCCGAGGTATCTCTTCAGCGCGGAGTGCCACACAGAATTGCGCGAGAGGAAATCAACGTCTCTCATGCGTATCCGGCCTGCAGCATCTTCCAAATTTGCGTCCTTCTTTGTTGGAGTGATTTCCATGCCCATGTTCTTGAAAGCTCGCGCCATAGACTGCAAAGTGACGCGTTCATCAGAGCAACGGAGAAAAGCATCATCCCCGTAAGTCATGATTTTGCAGAACTGGGCAAAGTCAAGACGCCCTGTGACGAGATAAACAGCACAAAATGAGCGGTACATGTTGTCTATGCAATTGAATGCGGTCGTCACCCCTATTCCAGATGGATTTGAGTTGCGCAAATGAACCACCACGCCATCGTATAATGACGTTGGAAAAATCCACTGCGACAGACCCTTCTTAACATGCTGAATCCATGCGGGTTCGGCTCTGCTTCTTTCCATCAGTGTGCACACAAATCTGACAACTTCGCACTTCATGGCAGGGCTCACGTGTTGGTCGAACTTTTTGTAGTCATACTGGATAATGTCTTCTTTTCCAGTGTCGAATTCTGTAACCATATCGTTCCAACGAAGCCCCTGGCAATCCATGCCAATCGCAACACCCAAACTCAAGTTAAATCGAGCCATGTGTGAGCATAACCAGCCCAAATGTTTCCGTATCCACAAAGTCAATGCCAGCGAACTCGCCTGAAACAGTCTGGCTTTCTTCTTTTGCCCAGTCAGCACGGGCTCATCCTTCAAAGTAGCTTTAAACACCTGAATCTCAACGTCCCCATCGTCAATCGATTTCTCGAATCTTTCTAGGGCCTGCCAAGCGCTTGAATGCAGCTCATAGGGGGGACTTTTACTCGGGCTCATTTTCCGCTTCTCCATGTTGTACGGATGTCCTGCCGAAGACTTCATGTTCAGAGGGTTTACGCTTTTATCGGTCAAACCATTCCGTATCTCATATTGCGTTAAAGGTCGCACATCCCGAAGGTCGGCTCCAAACGTGCCCAACAGCATTTCTCGTATCGCTGGCACGGCTTCCATGACGTAATGAGCACCACGGTGTGTTATTTGCTCCAACCCCACTGTATAAGGCCAATTGGGCGTGCCGTCCTCGAAATGGCGAAAAGGAGGAGGGCCAAACATATTCTGCCGCAAGCCAAAGGCGCTCTCAACGTCTTGTGCAATCAACGATGGTTTTACTTTAGACACAGGTGTTGATCTTGCATGCCAAAAACCCAAGATATCTGTCTCATCTGGGTTTTCAACGAAGTTCAAACTGTGCCTGGCATGCACAGCACCCCTCTCAACTTGAGGTAAGCC